AGGTAAAAAGACCGGTACCGGAGCAGACTCTACAGATGCAGAAGTTCTGAAAGATTTATCTAATCAGTCTGAAGTACCTGCACTTATTTTGGATATTCGACAAAAGTCTAAAATCAAGAATACCTATCTTGATAAGATTATTCCTCAACTTGATAGAGATAGTAGGTTGAGAACAAACTTTAATCTACATGGTACGACTTCTGGTCGTCTATCAAGTAGTGGTAAGTTAAATATGCAGCAGTTGCCTCGGGACAATCCTATTGTCAAGGGGTGTATTAAAGCAGCGCCAGGACATAAGATCGTGGCAATGGACTTAACAACTGCAGAAGTATATGTTGCTGCAAAACTGGCCGAAGATGAAGCCCTTATGAATGTGTTTCGTAGCGGTGGTAACTTTCACAGTACAATTGCAAAAACAGTATTTAAGTTGCCCTGTGACGTTGAAGATGTCGCAGAGTTGTACGGAACACAAAGGCAGGCAGCGAAAGCAGTAACATTTGGCATCATGTATGGCGCAGGCCCGAAAAAAATTAGTGAGCAGGTTACTAAAGACTCGGGCACTTATTTTAGCCAACAAGAGGCAAAAGAAGTTATTGATGACTACTTTCAATCCTTTCATAAGTTGAGAAAATGGATTGACAATAATCAAAAATTTATTGAGCACAATGGATTTATCTATAGTTTCTTTGGCCGTAAAAGGAGATTGCCGAATGTCTCATCAACAGACGCAGGCATCAAAAGTCATAGCATTAGGTCTGGTCTTAATTTTCTGGTGCAGTCTACTGCTAGTGATATTAACCTTTTAGGTGCTATAGACATGGGACAGTTTATTAAGTCTCAAAAAATGAAAGCAAGAATCTTTGCCCTTGTGCACGATTCTATCTTAGCAGAGGTACCCGAAGACGAGATTGATTTTTATTCTGAAATGTTACAAAAGTTTATTCAACTAGATAGAGGAGTGTCTATTTCTGGTGCTCCAGTTGGATGCGACTTCGAAGTAGGGGAGGATTACTCTATGGGTAAGTTTGAGAAAATGTATGAAACGTATTAAAATGAAAGGCGGAGACGAGTACGATGCACTATCTCGTAAATCCAAAAGTCTATTCAATTGGCGAGCAGGTATAAGAAAAAAGCTCAAGCGTAAATATAATAAAAGATTTCGTAAAATTGATCGTTACCTACAAAGAAATAAAGAAGATTAAATTTCCAGTTTTTATCCTTCCTAACAGCAATTGGGAAACTATAGACGGACTGCTTTTAATTGATAATCAAGTAGTAGATGATAAAAATATGCCGGGGGCTTCTCTCGGCATTCGTCGTCTACAAACTCATTTTACAGAGCTTGTTTCTCTAAGATACTCAGTAGATTCCTTAATTGGAATATTGAAGCAAACTACAAAGTATTTTATTGATAGTAATGGTACTCCTTTTATCTATCAAAAGACAATGAACTCTTCTCTAAAATATTATAAAATACGAAAAGTCGAGTTAAAGGGAACAGCTTCTGTTTTATGGTTAAAAGGTATTAACTCTCCTTTTACCGTACCCCGACCACCTGCCCGAGAAACAACTTGGGCGGGTGTTTTACATATAGGCGGATTGCCTTGGCTATTATATGAGTACTCCGAAGAAAAATTAAAGGACACTCGAAGAAAAGTATAAAATTATGGCTAGAAGAAAAAAGACTCTTGCGGGAGCAAACTTAGATCTACAAGAAATCGAACCTCTTACTAAGAATCAAGTAATTGCGTTCGAAAGTTCCAAAAACCTAATGCTGCACGGAGTAGCAGGAACAGGAAAAACTTTTATATCGTCTTATCTAGCATTTGATGATATGACAAAGGGGTTATATGAAAAATTAGTAATTATAAGAAGTGCAGTACCAACCCGTGATATAGGATTTCTTCCTGGAAATGAGAAAGAGAAAGCCTCGGTATATGAGGAGCCCTACAAAGATATTTGTATAGAACTTTTTCAAAGGGGAGATGCCTATGAAATACTCAAGACAAAAGGATTAGTGCACTTTATGACTACTTCTTTTATTCGTGGCGTTACACTAAGAAACGCGGTCATTCTAATTGATGAGTGTCAAAATATGAGTTTTCATGAGCTAGACTCAATCATTACACGAATAGGACAAGGATGTAGAGTTCTTTTCTGTGGAGATTTTAGGCAATCAGATCTTCAAAAGAACGGGCTAAAAGATTTTGTAAGAATATTAAAAGCAATGGAGCAGTTTGACTTTATTGACTTTGATATAAAAGATATTGTACGAAGTGATTTCGTTAAGCAATATATAACCGCAAAAACAGATTTAGGTTTATGAAAGCAGTAATTAGCAATAGAATTTATTTGGAAGTAACGAGGGACTATAAAGAGTTCCTTAGTAAAGAGCTAACCTATAAAATACCTTCTCAAAATCCGAATGACCCTCCTATTGTTATAAAAAATATGGCACGGATTCGAGAGAATCTTGTAACTATACCTATTGGAAGAACGGATTTAATACCAGATGACTATGAAATTGTTGACAAAAGGATTGATGTGCCTGTTGATTTTCCTGATTTTAAGTTTGATTTACGAGAATCACAACAGGCCGTCTATGACGAGCTCGATGATAACTGCATCGTCAACGCGTGGGTAAGTTGGGGAAAGACTTTCACGGGGTTGGCGATAGCCGGAAAACTCGGACAAAAAACACTTGTTATTGTACACACAGTTCCTCTAAGGAATCAGTGGGCAAAAGAAGTAGAAAAAGTCTATGAGTTTACGCCTGGAATCATAGGAAGCGGTAAGTTTGATCTTGATGCTCCTATTGTAATTGGGAACACTCAGAGTTTATACCGCAATATTGAAAAGATTCGTAAAGAATTTGGAACAATTATACTGGATGAAATGCACCATGTAAGTAGTCCAACTTTTTCCAAAGTCATCGACACAAACTATGCTCGCTACAAGATAGGATTATCTGGTACGATTGAAAGAAAAGACGGCAAGCATGTAGTCTTTCGTGATTACTTTGGCAGCAAAATATTCAAACCCCCGAAAGAAAACTTCATGACGCCAAAAATACAAATAGTAAAATCAGAAATACGTTTTATGGATGGAGCTCGTATTCCTTGGGCAAATCGTGTAACGAACCTTGCAAACAATGAAGAATACCGGCACACAGTTGCACTTCTTGCAGCAACTTATGCGGCACGAGGCCACAAAGTACTTGTGGTATCGGATCGTGTGCATTTTTTACGAAGCTGCGCCGAACTGGTTGGAGATAATGCAATTTGTGTTACAGGTGAGGTTCCGCATGAGCAGAGAGAAACACTTCTCAATGAGATTAATTATGGAAATAAAAACATTTTATTTGGTACTCAAGCAATATTTAGTGAGGGGATTTCAGTTAATTCCCTATCTGTCCTTATACTCGGTACCCCTATCAACAACGAGCCCCTACTTACACAGCTCATCGGAAGAGTTATTCGAGAGCAAGAAGGAAAACAAACCCCTGTAGTTATAGATATTCATTTAAAGGGAAATACTGCTCGAAAGCAGGCATCTAATAGAATGGGATATTACATGAAACAGGGCTGGAAAATTGAACAAATAGGATAGAAAAATAGTTCTTGACAGCGAACTATATTTTTAGTATAATATATGCTTCTATACGACTGGAAAAAGATCTTCACGATATCAAATGGCGAGCCATCAAGTATTTTTACAATATTTGAGATGCTTACCAAAAATAGTATACCTAAAAATAAGTACGATCCCATATATAAGTTTTATACAATGAACTTCATAGGGGACTCTTTTTTGGTGCACCCTGATGTTCTTTTGTACAACTCGTTTAGACATTCTCGCCGTGATATCGCTGTATACTTAGCTTTAGCAAGTATGCGGTCTCTCGGAGAATACTTCGCCTCTGGCGATACTAGTATAGATCTTTTGGAAGTTCCAATAGATCCTTTTGAACACTTAGAAAATAATGATAGGCTACTTTATATCGAAGATGAGAAACTGCATTTTCTATATGAAGAAGTCCCACAGGAGAAAACACAATGGCACTAACTTTTAATAAGTCAAAGGGCTCTGCCCAAAAATCAAGTATTACTACTTACAGCTATCGAGACGGAGATAATTCCATTCGTCTTGTTGGCGATATTCTTGCTCGATACGTTTACTGGATTACAGGAGAGAATGACAAAAATATTCCTTTGGAGTGTTTGTCATTTGATAGGAACGAAGAGCGATTTAATAACAAAGAGAAAGATTGGGTTCGTGAATACTACCCCGATCTCAAGTGTGGTTGGAGCTATGTCATGCAGTGCATTGACAATGGCGAAGTTAAAATTGTAAACCTGAAGAAGAAGTTGTGGGAACAAATTCTCACCGCTGCTGAAGACCTGGGCGATCCTACCGATGCTGATACTGGCTGGGACGTTAAGTTCAAGCGAGTCAAGACTGGCCCTCTGCCCTATAATGTAGAGTATCAGCTTCAGGTATTGAAGTGCAAGCCTCGTGCTCTTGATGATGACGAGCTGGAGCTTGTTGCAAGTCTGAAGTCTATGGATGATGTTATGCCTCGTCCTACTCCTGATGCTCAGAAAGAACTTCTTGACCGAGTACGTCAGGCAGATACAAATGAAATTGATGATGAAGCACTTGATGCGGAGTTTGCCATTTCATGATTCTGTTTACGGCAGATTGGCATTTAAAGCTGGGTCAAAAAAATGTACCGCGTGAGTGGGCATTAAATCGCTACAAGTTATTTTTCGAGCAGATTCATTCTCTCGAACAACAGTGCAACATGCACATTATAGGTGGCGACCTTTTTGACCGTCTGCCGAATATGGAAGAGTTAGAACTTTACTTCTCGTTTATTCGGGAAGTAAAGATTCCAACAATCATCTATGACGGCAACCATGAAGCAACAAAGAAAAACAAAACATTCTTTACACAATTAAAGCAGGTATCTAGGGATATAAACCCCTTAGTAAAAATAGCAGATATTTCCTACTATGATTCAGATTTTAGTTTTAGTATTCTTCCTTATGCCGACTTGCATAGAGAAGGGAGCATTGAAAAATTTATATCAACAGCACCACTTTTTACTCATGTACGAGGAGAAATACCTCCCCATGTCAAGCCAGAGGTGGACTTAGACAGATTTGAGGACTTTCCAATTGTATTTGCAGGAGATTTACACGCACATAGCAATAGTCAAAAAAATATAGTGTACCCAGGGTCTCCAATGACTACTTCCTTTCACAGAACGGAAGTTAAAACAGGGTATATTTTAATCAATCCAAACGGCTGGACTTGGATCTGGGAACCTTTTGAGCTTCCTCAGCTTATTCGCAAGACAGTAGTAGATCCAAATGAAATGGTTCCTACTGAGTATCACCACACTATCTACGAGTTAGAAGGCGATATTCAAGATTTAGCAAGTGTAAAAAATAATGAATTGTTAGACAAAAAGGTAGTAAAGAGAAACAGTGAAGCAGCTTTAGTAATAAGTAAAGAAATGAGCATCCAAGAAGAGTTAGTAGAGTATCTAGCTTACATCTTGGAATTAGAAGATGAAAAAATTCAAAATATAGTAGGCACTTTTAATGATTACGCTCAAAAAACTTCAATGGGATAACTGCTTTAGCTACGGGCCAGGAAATGAACTGGATCTAGAAGAAAATACGGTGACTCAAATAATTGGTACTAACGGTATGGGCAAATCGTCCATACCGTTAATTATTGAGGAAGCTCTTTTTAATAAAAATTCAAAGGGCATTAAAAAAGCAGACATACCCAATAGATATGTAAATAAAGGCTATAATATAAATCTTCAGTTTACAAAAGATGAGGATGAGTATGTAGTATCAATTGATAGAAAAGCAAGCATTAAAGTTGCATTTCTAAAAAATGGTATCGACGTTTCTAGCCATACTGCAACAAATACATTTAAAACTATTCAAGAAGTTATTGGCACTGACTTCAAAACATTTTCTCAGCTAGTATATCAGAACACAAATGCGAGCTTGCAGTTTCTAACTGCTACAGATACTACTCGTAAGAAGTTTCTGATAGACCTTCTGCACCTTGAAGAATATGTAGAACTTTTTGAAATGTTTAAAAATGTATCGAAAAACCTATCGCTTGAAGTTTCTGCGATACGTTCTAAAATTGCAACAGTAGAAAAGTGGTTATCAGATAATAAATTGAGTGATACGAATGTATTGCCAATGTTAAAAATTGAAAATGACACGGTAGAACTTGAGAATCAATTCCGTTCATTAACAAAAGAAATTGAAAATATTTCCGAAAAAAATAAAAAAATCTCAAAAAATAATCAGTATATTAGCCTACTCAAGCAGATTGATATTCAAGAAGTACAAAATATTGAAGTGTCTGCAAAAGAGTCTTATGACACGCTACAATCCGAATTAGGAAGTCTCAACGGGGTCGTAACGGGGTCAAGACGATTGATGAAAAAGTTGGAAGAGTTACACGATAAATGCCCAACTTGTGAGCAGACTGTACAAGAAGATTTTAAACAAACACTGATTATGGAAGAAGCTGGAAAGATTTCCTTCGCACAGGAGAAAATGAGTGAAATTACGACAAGAATTGAAGAAATTAAACGAAACAATGAGCGTTTCGAGTATAAAAACAAAATGCAAAGAGATTGGGAAGACCTTTATCGAAGCATTGACAGAGATCTCCCAGTGGCCGTCTTGGATAAAGGAGAGCTTGAAAGCCGCCTCGGAAGAGTACGAACTGACTTGGTTTCGATGCAAAAGTCTGTGGCGGATGCAACAGCGGAAAATGAAAGAAGAACAAAGCAAAACACCCGACTCCAAGTAATCCAAGAACAAACAGATAGTTTTATGGAACAGTTGGAAGAAGCACAAGAAGCTTTGGATAAAGTTGAAAGTGTATATTCTAACTTAGAAGTATTGAAAAAAGCATTTAGCACAAACGGCTTAATTGCTTATAAGATTGAAAACCTAGTAAAAGAACTCGAAGAATTAGTAAACACTTATCTTGGAGAACTTTCAGACGGGCGTTTTACTCTTGAGTTTGTTGTAAGTAATGATAAGCTAAACGTGCAAATAACAGACAATGGAAACATTGTCGACATTCTTGCTCTTTCTTCTGGAGAGTTAGCAAGAGTAAACACAGCTACTCTTATAGCGATAAGAAAGTTAATGAGTAGTATTTCTAAGTCACGAATCAATATTCTCTTCTTAGATGAAGTCATAAACGTACTAGATGAGACAGGTAGAGAGAAGTTAGTAGAAGTATTACTAGGCGAAGAAAATCTAAATACCTATGTAGTTAGTCACGGGTGGACTCATCCCTTACTAGAGAAAATTGAAGTCGTAAAGCGAGAAAATGTGAGCGCCCTTGAATGAGCAATAGACTAGCGTCCCAACGTAGAATATGGTTATTGGTTAAAGCAAAAGAAAAGGAATTAAAGGATGAACGAAATAGATTTGAGAGAGATACTAGAGTCCAGCATGGGAAACTACTTGAAGGGGAAGATTCAATACCATCAAGCAAATGTAGAAGTATTTCTTAGGAATCCAGCAGGTATTGGGGAGCATCCAAACATAATGGAATCCTTAGAATCCGAGCTGGGAAAAATCGCGGAGTACAGAGAAAAACTCGATGTACTTGGAGAAATAGTATAGTATGGTTGACAGTAGAGCAAAAGGAGCCAGAGGAGAATATTTAGTACGAGATATGCTTCGAGAGCATACAAGTTTACAATTTGAAAGAGTGCCTAATTCAGGCGCTCTTGAGTATTTAAAAGGAGACTTGTACGTTCCAAACGAAAAAAACAGATTTTGTATTGAAGTAAAAAACTACTCTGAGTCTCCTCTCTCTGATAAGATATTTACTGCGAAAAAGACTAACAATCTTATTCGCTGGTGGAAAAAAGTAGAACAACAAGCGGCAAATGGAGATCAAGAACCTTTACTTTTCTTTAAGTATAATCGATCTCCCGTTTTTGTTGTTACAAATTTACAGCCCAGAATTGCCGAAGACTGGATGTTTATACAGTTTTTAAGCTGCTTCATTTTAGTAGCAGAACATTGGTTAGAATGGGAAACAGTGGAGTTTTTAAAAAATGGCATTCAGTTTTAGCGAAAAAATTGTAAATCCAAGTGACAAAACCACGCTTATAGTAGATGCCTTAAATTTAGCATTTCGATGGAAGCATCAAGGCAGAACAGACTTTCGATATGATTATCAACGAACTGTAGAGAGCCTAGCAAAGTCTTATGACTGTAAAAATTTAATTATTGCAGCAGATTGGGGCTCCTCTAGTTATAGAAAAGGTATTAACTCTGAATATAAGCAAAATCGAAAAGAAAAGTTTGCAGAACAAACAGATGAAGAAAGAATGGCATTTGAAGAGTTCTTCGAAGAGTTCGAAGCATCACTTAATGTATTAGAAGAAGCCGGACATCCCGTTCTTCGATATAAGGGTGTAGAGGCAGATGATATTGCTGCGCACTTGGTAAAAGAAAGAAATAGATATGGGTTAGAATACATCTGGCTTATTTCAAGTGATAGAGATTGGGACTTACTTATTCAAAAAAATGTTGGACGATTTTCATATGTAACGAGGAAGGAAGTTACGCTTGACAATTGGTCTGAACACTATGAATGTTCTCCCGAAGAATATATTTCTCTCAAGTGCCTTACAGGAGATAAAGGGGATAATGTCCCAGGTATCCCTGGTATAGGCCCAAAAAGGGCGGTACAGCTAATTCAACAGTATGGGGATGCAATGACTATTTATGACGCAACCCCAATTGATAGTAGATATAAGTTTATTCAGTCTTTGAATGAAAATGCAGAGCAAATACTAGAAAACTATGAACTTATGGATTTAATGACGTATTGCGATGATGCAATCGGAGCTGATAATATATCAGATATTCAAGGGAGACTAACAAGTGTCGTTTAATGTAACAGTAGATTATCGACGAGATCGGTATCTATCCGAGTTTAGTAAAAAAACTCTACAAGATAGGTATTTAATAGACGGAGAAATATCTCCTCAAGACGCATTTGCACGAGCCGCGAAAGCTTTTGCAAATGATGAAAAACATGCACAACGGTTATATGATTATGCTAGTAAACTTTGGTTTATGTTTAGTACTCCTATTCTTTCTAACGGGGGAACTACCCGCGGCTTGCCTATTAGCTGCTTTCTTAATTTCGTGGATGATAGTAGAGAGGGGCTTACAAATCACTACACAGAAAATGCTTTTCTTAGTAGCGTTGGTGGTGGTATTGGTGGGTGCTGGAATGGCGTTCGAAGCGTTGGATCAAAAACAAGTAACGGATCTGAAAGTACAGGAGTTATTCCATTCTTAAAAGTAGTAGATGCAGAAATGCTTGCGTTTTCTCAAGGAGTTACTCGTAGAGGAAGCTATGCGGCATACCTCGATATTTCTCATCCAGAAGTAGAAGAGTTTCTTGATGTTCGTAAGCCTACGGGCGGGGACGTTAATAGAAAGTCTACAAACTTACATCATGGAATAATTATTTCAGATGAGTTTATGGAGCTTATAGAAGGAGCTACAAGAGAAGAAGGATTTGATGACTCCTGGGACTTGATAGATCCTCATTCAGGTAGAATTACTAAAACTGTATCAGCAAAAACACTTTGGGTAAAGCTTATTCAGAATCGAGTAGAAACTGGCGAGCCTTACATTATGTTTAAAGATACCGTACAGGATGCCTTACCTCAGTGTCAGAAAGATAAAAACTTACAAGTGCACCACTCTAATCTTTGTAGTGAGATTACTCTTGTTACAGATGAAGAAAGAACAGCAGTATGTTGCCTTTCAAGCGTAAATTTAGAAGAATTCGATGAGTGGCAGCACGACCCACAGTTTATTCCAGACTTAGTGAACATGTTAGATAACGTGCTTTCGTACTTTATTGAAAATGCTCCTCGTGAACTCTGGAAGGCTGCGTATAGTGCAATGCAAGAAAGAAGTATTGGTTTGGGCGCAATGGGCTTTCATGCATATCTTCAACGCCACCACTTACCGTTTGAAGGTGTAATGGCAAAGAGTGCAAACATGAGAATGTTTCGGCACATAAAATCACAGGCGTTAAATGAGACTCGTAGATTGGCTGAAGAAAGGGGTGAAGCTCCTGATGCAGAAGGGTATGGAGTTCGTAATGTTCATTTGCTGGCTGTTGCTCCTAATGCTAGTTCTAGTATCATTTGTGGCAACACTAGTCCCAGTATCGAGCCTTATCGGGCTAATGCATATACTCAAAAAACTAAGTCAGGCTCCAGCCTACAAAAGAATGAGTACTTGGAGCATATTTTACAGGAACTAGGAGAAGATAATGATGAAGTTTGGAAAACTATCGTTACACAGGGCGGCTCAGTACAGCATCTTGAGTTTTTGGACGACCTTACAAAAGAGGTATTCAAAACCGCAGTTGAAATTGACCAAAGATGGGTTATTGATTTTGCAGCCGATCGACAAGAATATATCTGTCAAAGTCAGTCCCTAAATGTCTTTTTTCCGGCAAATGTATCAAAACAAGAACTGCATGCTATTCATATAATGGCATGGAAAAAGAAAGTAAAAACTCTATACTATTTACGAAGCGAAGCGTATAAAAGAGCAGAAAATGTATCAGACGAAGCACTTCGTCAGTATATCTTCGATAGTATAGACGAAGAAGGATGCCTTGCTTGTGAAGGGTAAAATAACAATATACGGAACCGACGAATGCAAATTTTGTCACTTAGCAAAAGAGCTAGCAGAGTCTAAAGGAATGGAAACAGAGTATGTAGACGCGACAACAGCTATGGTAGCTTTTAGTAAATTATTTCCAAACTGTAAAACAGTTCCTCAAATTATTGTAGGAGGTGTTCATATAGGAGGTTATAACAGTCTCAAAGAATACTTTGAGAATGGGGAAAAAGTAGTATGAATTTATTGACAGAAAGAGAATATTATAAGCCTTTTATTTATCCTTGGGCTTATGAGCACTATAAAACTCAACAGCATATGCATTGGCTTCCTGACGAAGTAAATCTTGCAGATGACTTGCGAGACTATAGGGATAAGTTGACTCCAGAAAATCGTCGACTTATTAATCAAATTTTTAGATTCTTTACTCAAGCTGATCTAGATGTGTGTTGTGGATATGCAAAACATTATCTGCCGACATTTAAGCAGCCCGAAGTAAGAATGATGCTAGTTGCTTTTGCAGCAATGGAAGCCGTGCATCAAGAAGCTTATTCATTATTACTAGAAACTCTTGGCTTTGGGGACGATGAGTACCAAAAGTTTTTTGAGCATAAGGAAATGATGGACAAGCATGAGCATCTCTCCCACTTTGGGATGGATACTCCAATGAACATCGCAAAAACTATGGCGATTTACTCTGGATTTACAGAAGGGGTACAATTATTTAGTAGTTTTGCGATTCTACTAAACTTTCCAAGACATAACTTGATGAAAGGTATGGGACAGATCGTAACCTGGAGTGTTCGTGATGAAACTCTTCATGTTGAAGGCATGAGCCAGTTGTTCCGAACTTTTATTCAAGAAAATTCTGGGCTATGGAATGACGATCTAAAGTATGAGATTTATTGTGCCGCAGAGCGCACAGTAGAACTAGAGGATGCTTTTATCGACCTCTGTTTTGAGGGTGCGGAAGTACCAGATCTAACAGGAGAAGAAGTAAAAGAGTATATTCGATATATTGCAGATCGTAGACTTCTTGGTCTAGGAATGAAGAAAATCTTTGGAAGCGAGGAAAACCCTTTACCTTGGCTAGATTATATGCTAAACGGGGTAGAGCACACTAACTTTTTTGAAAACAGAGCCACTGAGTACTCTCGCGCAAGTACTACAGGTAACTGGCAAGATATATTTAAATAGGATTCTATTATGGCAAATGAAAGTATTAAACTCGACCTTTCTTTGGACGAGATTAACATGGTTCTCAATGGACTAGGAGAACTTCCTGCAAAAGCAAGTATGGGAGTTATTCAAAAGATTCAGCAGCAGGCTTCACCACAAGTGCAGCCGGAACCTGTTGAAACACCAGAAGAAGCTGAAGAAGTATAAAAACTAAAGGGGCATTACGCCCCTTTTTTTAACTGTTTGCATCGATAGCGGTCTGTAGCACAGCTGTATCTTGCGCCTCAGCCCAGTAAGTTTTTGCAACCATAATTCTTAGGTGCTCTACATTACGGGATATGGAGTCAGCCCAGTCAGAATCTGACATCTCTGCTGGCTTACCAGCATTTAATAAATTTACAGAATCCATCGCAGCATCATAATGCTTTTGAATTTGTTCTGCCGTTAGGGTTTCTTCTAACATTTTAATCTCCTTGTAATTGTGCTTCAAGAGCGTCTACCTTAGCGGATAGTTCTTTTACAGCATTAACTAGATACCAAGTTAAATTATCGGGGTCAACTCGGTAGCATCCAGTTGATTCTTGTTTGACCGTGTCAGGTAAAACTTCCATAATCTCTTGAGCAATAACGCCTATTTGTGTGCCTTCTTTTTCAATACGGCAATGTTTTGGAAGCTCATCTATTTCATTCTCTGTGCGGTATTCAAAGTTACGAACGCGAATTTGGTTAATCTTAGCAAGACCCTCACTATTATCTTGAATGTTCTTTTTGATTCGACGGTCAGACGTTGTTGACCATGCACTAGTGTTGGCTTGATTGTAAACAGCACTGAAACCGCCATAGAAGCCGGTGTTTGTGCCTTTTCCTGTTAACCCGTAGCCAAAAATCTGCTCACCGCTTACCGTTGCTCCTGAAGCATCCGCATTATAACCTACAATTGTAACTTGTTGCCCACTAGTTAGAACATCTCCGGCGGCATACCCAATAAGTATATTATAATTACCAGTTGCATAATATCCGGCGGTATACCCTATATATACATTTTTTTGCCCAACAGTACTTGAGTACCCGGAATAGTTACCAACTGCAGTATTGTCAGATCCAGTAGTAGTACTATTAAGGGCTTGATGGCCTATAGCAACGTTATGATCTGCTGTAGTTTGTGCGCCCGCTGCATAATAGCCCATAGCAGTAGTATACCTGCCTGTAGTTGTTGCAGTTGCAGCGCCAAAGCCCATAGCAGTATGATTTACACCAGTAGTATTATTTTGTAAACAAGAGTAGCCTACAGCGGTATTTTGACTTCCGGTTGTCGTGTTATAAAGAGCACCGTTACCGATTGCTACAAGGCCACTTCCACTCGTTGTAGAATACATTGCTGCATAACCAATAGCGACTCCATAACTTGCTGTAGATAGTCTTCCAGCATAAGAACCCAAAAACGTATTTCCAGTCATTGTGGTTCCTGCTGTACCTGCAGCATATCCTACCCCCACATTAAACTGTCCTGTAGTTATATCAGTTAAGGCTACATTTCCAACAGCAGTATTGTAGGAGCCTGTCGTAGCGGCTTCCATTGCAAAAGACCCAAGAGCAGTGTTTTGACTGGCCGCCGTAGCTGTTAATAGTGCTCTATGGCCTACTGCAGTATTAGAGTGAGAAGTCACATTTTGAGCCGACTGATAACCTACGGATACGTTGTAATAACTTGTAGCGTACCTTTGCGATGATCCTCCAACGGCCACGTTTCCTGATGCACCCTGTGTCGTAAAGGTTTTAAGAGCCTCGAAACCAATGGCTACGTTGTAGGAATCAGTAGTCAAGGAACCTGCCGCGTTATACCCTATAGCTACGTTGTAAGCGCCTGTAGTGTTTACATTAAGCGCGGCATAACCAAGGCCGGTGTTATATTGGCCAGTGGTATTTCTGCGGAGTGACGCATACCCGACGCCCGTATTTCTAACTCCGGTTGTGTTGTCTTCTAGTGAAAATCCACCAATCGCTGTAAGGTAATTACCTGTTGTATTGTCAATCGCCGCATCCCGACCTATAGCAACGTTGTAATCGGCTGTTGTATTGGAAAAAAGAGCCCCATCACCAAGGGCTGTATTATTGCTTCCAGTTGTATTGAAATAAAGTGCTTGGCGACCTACTATGGTATTTTGAGCTCCGGTAGTATTCCTGTGCATGGATTGATAACCAACAGCCACATTATTGTTGGCGGTCGTGTTGTCACGCATAGCTTCGTAGCCTACAGCTACGTTGTAACTAGCACCACTTTGAGCAGAGTTAAACGCATTTTCTCCTAGTACCGTGTTTGTAGTGCCAACAGGGTGACTGCCACTTAGCTTTAGCGTTCCGCTTACGTCGAGCTTTGCAGAAGGAGTATTTTGGTTAATACCTACGTTACCAGAGCTATCAATGACTGCCGCAGTTGCGCCTGCTGAACCTAACGACATTCTTTGAATGCTGTGATCGTAAATTACAAAACCGTCGTATTCAGCGGTTCCGCTTGCACCGTCAGCAAAGTGAAGCCGCCCCGTTCCTGTTGCTCCAGAATAAACAGTAATGCCTTCGTCCCCAGCGCCACCACCTACGACTAAATTTGTGGCGCCTGCGTAAAATGCAGATGGAAGAGTAGAACCAATCCCGACGTTACCAGAGCTATCTATACGCACCTTCTCTTGTCCGGCGGAATTATAAAAATTCAATGTATTCGCTTCAGTTGTTCCAATGAACCCGCCACTTGTTCCTGCGTTCTGTAAAAGTAATCCAAACTGGTCGTCAGAGTTGATGTAAAATCGTCCGCCATCAACAATCATTCTTGCTTCTGCGGCAATAGTCGTAGTACCAACCCCTACGTTACCAGAGCTATCAATACGCATACGCTCTGTAGTGCCAGTGCTAAACGCCATCACGTTTGCATTACCACCATCAGGGTCTACAGCTATTTTTCCTGTCGTTGTACCGCTAGTGTTTTGAAAAAATATTTGCGCTCTGCTATTTGATGAGGATGATGATTGGAAAATCACTCCGTTATCATCTGACTTAATATGCAAAATGCCGCCCGGACTTGAAGTACCGATACCTACGTTTTTATTAAAAGACCAAGCATCCGGCGTAGAATTATAAGTAAGAGTAGCACTTGCACCATCAACTGTAATGCCGGCTCCATTTGCAGCGGCTGCGTTTGCCGCGCCACTTGCAAGAGTAATATTTAAATCGTCGACTGTCATTGTAGTCGAATTGATTGTAGTAGTAGTACCGTCGACCTGCAAATTACCAGCAACTACTAAAGTACCAGTATTATCTCCGACTGCAGCGGGGTCGATAGTAAACGTAGAAGGTCCAGCAATATATCCGGTCGTTGTAATATTTCCAACACTGCCACTCGCAAGTCGAGAGTCTACTCGCGCATCTGTATAATAAAGATTAGTTGAACCTTCCGATAAGTCATCTGTATCATGATTTGATAAGCTTGAAACTGTGCCCGTTACATTCCCTGTTAAATTTGCAGTAACCGTATCTGCATAGACATTTGCCCATTCTGTACCTGAAGCACCTAAATCGTAAGTACTGTCGGCACCGGGAAGTATATTACCAGTAACTTCTAGATTGCCTTCCCAAGAAGGAATGAACATTTTACGGCCCATATCTACAATATAGTCAATTACATCTCCTGTTACAAGTGCAGGACTAAATGTAATTGTAGTACCAGAAATTGTAAAGGAGTCTCCAGGTTCCTGGGTTATACCGTTTACAGAAACAATAAGAGCATTTTGATGCGAAGGCGTATATCCAACACTATTTACATTCATTGTATAGGCTGCTTGGCCATTTACAGTAGTTATCGCATCAAGTTTGGTAGGATTGTGAACGCTTGCAGAGGAAGATATTGAAATTATTCTTACTTCGTCATTTGCAGCAAGAGCATTGGTAAATACTACAGAAGTTCCATTTGTAGCAGTATAATCAGTGCCGTCGTCCTGTAGTACTCCATTTAGAAATACAAGAACTGAATTTGCAGTATATGAAAGAGTTGCCGAATTAGTATCAGTTCCGGAAAAAGTAGTTTGATTTGCGGTTGCAGTATACTCATACTCAACCATACCCGCGTCGGCATACTGAAAAACTGTTGTACCTGAACCAACTTCAACAACTGATTCGGCGCCACTAACACTTTTCTTGATGTACATTTTGCCATCATAAGTGTTAATTGCCACTTCGCCAAGTGCTAAATCTGAAGTACCAGGAGCTGCACCCGACGTAGCCGAGCGCTTTAATTTAATCGTTTGTGCCATATGGCTTCCTCTTTAAATTGCGTATATACGCGAGGGTTTTTTATTTAATTAGAATGTGCCGCCGTCGAGAGTTGGAATCTGAGTCTCAAAGTTAGTATCCGTAAGAAGATCTTCTGAAGAGCCTGCATTGTCACTTACTTGCCATAAATCTGTAGTTTCATTCCAACGTAGATATACATTTGTAGCAGTTCCTCTCTCAATCTCAATTCCTCCATTTTCCGTAGGAGTACCAGTTACATTATTATTTAGAACAATAATATTATCGTCAATTGTAAGAGTTTCAGAGTTAACTGTAGTAGTTGTACCGCTTACAGTTAAATTACCTGTTACAGTAACATTACCTGTAAGTGTAGGATTAGTTACAATGCCTATCTGAATTTGATTATTAGTTACAGTTGTATCAATTTCATTTGAAGTTCCAGCAAATGTAAGAGTGTCCGTACCAAGAGCCACCGTATCATTTGAGCCAGAATCTGCAGCAATAGTAAGATTAGTACTGATAGAAGCTGAGCCTGCCGCAGTTAATCGACCTTGCTGATCAACTGTAAAAGTTGGAATTGAAGTAGCAGAACCATAGCTAGCGGGGGTTACTGCAGTATCATCAAGATCTACACTAAGAGTAGCGGTTGTCCCGCTTTTTGCAATAGTTGTTGTAATTCCAGTATCACCCGTAATATCGAGAAGATCAAGAATATTAATAGATACATTACTACCAGAATCTCCGCCAACTGTAAGAGGTGTAGTTGAGGCAAGTACAATATTGCCGGTACTTCCGTCAGGGTGTCCTATAAAAAGCTTATCAGAATTACTTGAGTAAGCTAATTCCCCTGCGGCCAGATTGCTTGAGGGAGCAGCCGTGGAAGAGCTACGTTTGATTTGAATAACTTGAGCCATTTAAGAGTCTCCAGTAGCCTTTAAAAGGCTCCTCCGTCTAGTCGACTATCTACTTGAGTTGTAAGTAGTGGGTACCAATCTAACACCCCGTTAAGTGTACGGTAGACGTAAAAAATATCATTTGCAGTATCGTACCAAGTATCGCCCTCTTCTACATTTGTAGTGGGTGTCGAACTTCCACGAAAACTTTGATCTGCAAGAACTTTTAGAGCATCGTCTAAAAATCCTGAAGAAATTGTATTATAAGCACTTACAGTTACGCTGGAAGCATCTATAACTCCAGGCACAGCAGTAGGTACTGCTAAATTATATGCCTGTATGGTGGTTACATCATCTGTAAGATCAATAGAAATTTGATCTCCAGTAGCTGCAATTGTAGTTACATTTTCAGTAACTTCGATTGTTGTGGGGCCTGCCATTATCTAGTTACTTCTGGATTAACTGTAGCAGTTCCCTGCATAATTCTTTTTACTACACCATCCGCATTAGTAAAAATTTCCAAGTCATATACATACTGTCCGGCAGGAATATCTTTACTACCCTGTCGAGTAGTACCCCCCGAATCCGTCCAGTTTCCATTTGGAATTTCTACTTTTAAAGCTCCTCCGGTGGGATTTGTTTTTGTAACTTTAAAATAAGCTGTAATAGTAGTAGATTCATGAGTCGAGCGCAGTTGTCCCCGACCGGAGTAATTGGTCAAATCCATCGCGGAACCGTTTTCCTTGATAACTAAGTCAACCGCGAAGTCGGATCCTTGGTCAATGAATAAGTTGTAAGTAGCTGCGCTCATTTAAATCTCTCCATGATGAAATTATAACAAAGGGGACATTTTATGTCAAGTGTTATTTTTTTGGTGGTTATAGTTGTCCGAGCATAACTCTTGTAACACCATTGGTATCTGTGATCGTTATTCTTTGGTTTGCGGCGCTTATATCTATACCTGCACTTCCGGATTTTAAATTAATACTTCCTGCAGTAATTGCAGTTACAGATGTAAAAGCTCCTTTTACTTGGTCTGCTTCATTTTTATTTGCAACACTTCCCAAACCTACTTGAGTCGATGTTAATGTAATTGCAGTTGTATCCAGACTAAGCTCATTTGTATTTGTTACAGTAAGGCCTGAACTACTTCCAGTAGCAATACTATTACTCATGAAAATTTTTGCAGCAGTAATTTGAGTAGTAAAATTTGAGCTAATTCCTGTTTTACTACTATTTGCAAATACATCGGTGAGCAAAGTTATTCCTGCTCCAGTTATAAACCCAGTTGAAGTTGCATACCCAAAAGGACCGGTAGCGCTTCCGGTTCCTCCTGCACCTAATCCCAGCGTTCCACTTACTTGATTTGATAAATTTATTGCATTTTGATTAGCTAAAGCGCCGAGACTTAAAGCCGTCGACAGTGACGATGTAGTAACAGTCGAACCCGTTTCTCCGGCAATACTTGTAATTGGAGTAAAAGCTAACTTGCTGGCGATAATTGTATTTGTTCGAATTAAGCCTCCATCAATAGTGGTAGTATTACTAGTACCTGTAGTTGCTCCATTATCATTAATCCATTTTATAGGATTAAATCCATCAATATTATTTGTACTTGAAAAAGTAACAAGCCCACTAAACCCGATTCCCTGAATACAATCTTGTCCCACGTCAGGGCTGG